TTTCTATCCTGTGGTCTGTCATAGTAGAGAAGAAACCTACTCCTTGATTTGAAGTACCCATAACAAACTCTATGTCATTTGTCACATCTCTCGCAGAATAATAAGCTGCCCCATCTGCTTGAATTGCTATTCCTTTATTTACTGTGCTTAAAACAGTCTGCTCTGGAGTAACTCCATCTTCCACAAATAATGCTATGGGCTTGTTAGTGAATGGTTGAACATCTGTTGTTGCAAAATAGCCCCCAATAATATCATTCTCTATTTTCAACTCATCAGCTTTTAATCCGCCTTTCCAAATGTTCCAGTATTTATCCGGACAAGTCCAACCTGCCATAGAAATAATAAAGAAAGAAGATATTTAAAACTTTCTAAGTGTCTTTAATCATGCAAATTGCTTTAGGGTCTGTCAGTTGTGTGACTCCAACTTCGCAGACTGTCACCCTTGTTCCCTTGAAAGGTTCACTTGTTAAATCTGATGAGAGAGCAAAGTTCTCTTTCCATGTTCCACATACTTTTGGAACTACAACAAGAGCAAAGGATGCGTTTTTTAATGAGTTTGTTACTACTATATTCTTAATGCCTGCTAAACCCCCCACACGTCCATTCTTAGCCACTTCAGTGCCGAAAGAAGGCGCTTGTGCTCCCTTTTCATAAATATAGTTCACCATGTTTCTATGGTCTTGTTCACTGATAAACATCATAAGGTTTGAAGTATCATAATCCTTTTCACCAATCAACTGCTTGGCATGCATCATATCATCCATGATAGCTGCACTTGAAGCTGCCCATCTTCGTGAGCCTGTTATTGTCACGCTTTGAATATCAACCGGAGTTCCCCCCTCTGATAGAATATCTTTAATCTCCTCATCAACCGTTTTAATAGTCTTATCAGTAATCTTATAGATTGTCCTCTTCATAACATTAATATCATTTGTTCTGATATCTTCCCAGAAAACAAAGTCACGGAAGCCGTATTTCTGCAGGACCGCAGTGTGTTCTTCCCACTGAACAGTTCCCTGAGGGAAATCTCCACCTCTTGGAATTCCCTTAATTGACCCGCCTGCTGGCTCATCCAAAGAGTCAGGGTCTTCCCGCCAGAATGTATTTTTATTAGCATTTGTTTTAGAAATAGCAACAGCTTGCTTCCACTTATAAGTTGGGTCTGCTCGTCCTTTAATAACAATATCAACAACTTCCTTTCGTAGCTCAGTTCCGCCTACCTCAACATCACCAGCCCATACTGAACCCGCGCTTCCAGTTGCCATTTTATAGATTTTCCCTCATATTTACTCTTTCACCAGCGCCAACACTATCCATAGCAACCCCTGCAATAACTGCCTGCGAAGAAGTATTATTAATTACTGGTGCGAAAGTGCCTGATGGTGAAGCTGTTGCCAAAAGGTCTCCTGCAAGGCAGCCGAGTGAACAAACAACATTCATAACTGAGTTTTGAATTACTGCGATTTGAGTAGAGTGGTCTGTGCCGTCTTTATCTGCAGCTGCAAATCCTGCAAAGAAATCTCCTGCAGCTCCAGATTCTGAAACTATCCTTCCGTCTGCAAATTTTAAAGAAGTCCACTTGGCAATCGCTGTTCCGGATGCGCAGGACCAGGTCAGAGGTTCCCCGTCATTCTGAGCTCCCCTAAGAAAAACTTTGATTGGTTGAAGTGCGGCAATAGCCATGGTATACCGGGGTATACCTTATATTTAAATCTTTCTGTTCTTCACTAAACGGCTAATTTTATTCAAATGAGGATTATATTTGGAGGTTGTTAATTCTGCCATCTTTTGAGCGAGCCTAAGCCAGTCTAAATCAAGTGCACCGACGACAAAGAAACCCATTAAAATAAAAGCTGTAAGGATTATAGCATTCTTTAAAGATAAATCAAGGAGAACTTTCAAACCCGCGCCGATCAAAACTGCGTTTCTAAGCTCATAAAACCACTGCTGCCCTATTGATAATCTTATTTTTACTTCTGCAAGTAATTCTATTATTTTCATTCTGTAATATTAGCCCCCACCATTGAAGGATCTATGTGCTTTCCATATATTATTAATCCTGCTGTTATTGTTTCTGCATCAACATTAAGATCTAAATAAGTGATAGCAAAATTAACAGACCATTTCACCCCATCATAAAAGCCCATTCCATACGCACTTACACCGCCCACTACTAATCCAATAATAAGCATAATAATAGTAGCAGCTGGCAGCTGCTTTATTTTTCTCTTCCAGTTGGCGGACCCTCTTCTCAAAAACCTCATATTAATTCCTGCTGCCAGTGTCCTTCTCCCGGTGCTGACATCTCTCCCCTTTCATCTCTTCTTATTCCAATCGGGTATAGTGAAATCCCCGTATGCATAATAAATCTCTGGGGTCTCTGCCATTTGACATCAGGGATTGGTTCACACTTTAAGGCTTTTCTCAGCGCCCACATTTTAGTTTTAGAAAGAGGCCAGTGCTTTGTAGCTTCAGGCTTTCCGTCCTCTGCAGTTAAACCTAATGCAGAAAATACATCTGCCATGCTCTCGTCGGGAAAAACATATTCCCATAACTGAATAGGGCGGAGTGATGCCTGAACAGACGTCAGCTCTTCCCGGGGTTTAAATTTGTTGCATACTAATTCCTTTTTAATACATCTTCGGCATAATATTTTTTCATCTTTGCTGATAAATTTAACAAAATCCTTAGAAATCATTTTAATATACTTCTTCCCTTTTTTATGTCCTTTCTTTTCCTGCCCGCATTCACAAACATTCAGATTTTTCCGTTTCCAAGTGAACATCTGTGCCTGTGCAAATGTTTTAAAAAGTTCAGACATATGATAAGCCCCTCTTGTTCCAAAAATTAAGCTTGACATTACTCCTCCTTCATCCAGCTATCAGCAACTTCCTGATCTTTCTCTTCCCGGGTCTTTGGCTTAACTTCCTGCCCTGCTTCTGCTCTTCCGCCTAACATTCTTCGGGCATCAAGCTTCTCCTGCCTGTCAAGGTTCTTAGAAAGAGCTTCGTTGACTTTCTCAAGCCTCTCTGCTGCCTGAGTTGCAGCATCAATCATAGAAGTAGAAGAGGCCTCTTTCGAGGCGTCCTCTTGAGCTGTTTTGTCGTCAGAAGTTTCATCTGCAGGTTGTTCATCTTCCGCAGCTTTGTCTACTTCTGACTTGGCTTTTTCGTCTTCCATAGAATATACACTCACTCACTCTTTATAAACTTTATGCTTTGGGACTGCAATACCGCATGCAGCTGCAATTATGCCAATCACAATTGTAAGCAGAACTCCGTTCATACCTTCAGAAAGAGCAAACAATTCAATTACAGTTATGCAAATCATTCCTGTAACTACAATTCTCCAGTCTATTTTATTTTTCATTTCAATTCTCCCAGTTTTTTAAGCTGCTCTAAGAACTCTAAAGATCTAAATGCTGCCCTCTTCTTAAGTAATTCCTCACTCGGATTTAACTGCACGGCTACTATCTTTCCCCTTGCGACAGTTATTTCTTTCCTTTGTTTTTCTATTTCACCTACTGCGTTCTTGTAAAATCCTGAAATTTTTAGGGCAGAGTTCCCAATTGAACCTCGCTTTAATTCGCTTTCTGCTTCATTAAGTCCAGCTTCAATTTCATCTACTGCTCTTAAACCCATCTCCTCAGTGTACTCGGCAATATTCCCATCATCATCTAAGTAAAATCCTAATACCACACTCTCAGCGAGTTTTGTTAATGATTCTCCAGCCTTAGAAACTTGTGACTCCATTCTCTTGGCGCTTGCAGTTAATAATCCAATTATAGCTCCCCCTGCTATAATTTTTGTCCATCTCCCTAATTCAGAAGTTAAGCCTACTAATGCTTGGGCTGTGGCTCCGGGAGTTGCCATAACAGAAGAACCTATTGCAGTCGGGATTGCACCCATACCTAACGCAAGAGGAATGTCTTCAACTATTTTTAAAGGGTCTTCTTTTAGGGTTTCTACAAAACCCCCTAATGTTCCGCCAATAGTCTCAAATGGCTTTCGCCTCTCAACTTCCGCCGCAAATTCCTCGTCGGTGATTGGTGCTCTTCCTTGCCTTTCTCTCTCTCTATTTATTGCAACTCTAAAGCTTTCATCTGCTCTTGCTTCCTCTGGCGAGACTTCGGCAGGAACTTCTTCTGGGGCTACCCCTCCTTCAATGGGCGCTTCCCCAGGGAGTAATCCCGCTCGTATTAACTCCGCTGTTGTTCTGGCTTTATGGCCGCCTGCTGCTAATATTCTGGCTTCTTGCTGACGGCTTTTAAATTCTTCTGGTGAAACTTCTCTACCGCCAATTCCAAATCTCGTCGGTCTAATTCCCCCGGGTGTTGTTGTTTTTATCATTCTAAATCTTTTCTTTTTCTCTTCTTCTTCCTCTTTTTTCTTTGGCATTATTCTCCTACTCCCGCAGTTGTATCTGCTGGTTGTGTTTCTAAACCCTGAGGTGCGCCTTCTGCTCCTAAGTCCTTTTTCTCGTCGGTAGCTAAACCGGGTGCAATAGATTGAGGGGGGATTAAGTCTATTCTTAATGCCAGTTGATTCCAAACCTGCTCTTCTATATATTTCTGGTCATGCTGAAATATCTGTTCGTGTGCAAAGACTTCCATCTTGCCCCCGCTCTCTGTGGATTTTGTGCTCCCGAATAAAACTAAGGGCATACCCAAGGCTCTGTAAAGGCGTTCAAGCACCTCTCTTCTCCAGTCCATTATTAATGGTGAGATTGTTGTGCTAACAACCTCAAAACTAAATACATCTTCGTCGTCAGGTATCCAAAAATCCTCTCCCTTCTCTCTTAAATCATTAACCTTTGAAATAATCTCATCTATCTTGGTTTGGTCGTCGGTCTTTAATTTGAAAACTATAAATGGTCTACCCTGCCTGTGTGATATTTTAACCATATCATTAAAGCTCTCAAGTTCAGCTATGAGTGTATCATCCAAGCTTTCAATGTCAGAGATGCCGTGCACTTGGTCGGCGAGTCTGTTAAGTGTTAAGTGAAAAATCTCATCAGGTCTGAAAGGAATAACATCTTTTTTCCCTACTGCATTTCTCACCCAGTTCCATACTCCTTTTTTTGGAAATTTCTTCATCTGCTCATATCTTATAATCATTCCTTGGGGTCCATATATGATTCTCATACTGCCCGGGTCAAGAGTCCTAAGATTTATTAACTCTCCGCTTTCCACATCTCTCATAATTGCTGCAAAACTATCCCTTCCAACTCTGCGAACTAATTCCATATTAAATAAAATATCTGTGAAGCTGTCGCCTCCCGCTCCTGTGATGTTGTCAAGAATTCGTGTTGTTCGTGCATCTGCTGTATAGCCCTTCCCTACATTCCAAACCGCTTTCATAAGGAGAGCTGTTTTCAATTCGGGATGGGTGAGGAATGCCCCCCAGTTCTTTTCCCAGATAGGATTGGTATAAACTGTTTCTTTCTGGTCTGAAATGCCGTCGGTGCTCAGTGAGGGCATCTCTGTCTTCTCCCAATTCTCCATGTCGCTTGCTTTTGCTGTGCCTATATCTAAATCTCCCATTTATACCTCAATTAAGAAAGGAATGTCAAACCTTATTATGGTGGTGTCTCCCTCTGTTCCGGGAAACTCTGTTGTTGTTCTCCCGACCGGGTCGTGCGCGACGGAAATCTTAGATAGAACCCCCGCAGCAACAATACCCCACACTTCAACTTTTATTCTCAACATATCTCCTTTTGAAAAATGTGTTAGGGGAATTAAGACATCTGTTAATACATTCTTTGCGAAATCTCTTGGGGTTTGATCTACATTAACAGGCCCACTCTCTCTCTCCCCTAATAAAATTGGTGTCCCAACCCCCCCTTTTAATTTATAGATTCTTACATATGCTTTCCCGCTTGATACATTGCCGTCGTCGTTGCTCTCAACCCAGATTGGGATAGATGCTTTAACTAATCCTTTAATAGTTTTGGGAATATTAAACACAACCTCAAAATCTAAATCAAACTTTTGAGTCCATGAAGTATCTGTAAAAACAACAGGGGTCTGCTGGATATTGTGAGAATATATCGCTGTTGTTAATAGCTTATAATAACTACTGCCTGCTCTTTGCAGATGATTTCCATAAAATACAACTACCCCAGTCCCTTCCGCAATATCTAAATAATTATAAGTTATGATTATCTTCTTCGCTGTATCTCTGAATAGGATTGGATGTTTTGGCATTTTAAGGTTTCTTTATGAAGACTTGTTTATTTGCTTTATCTGATAGTGGTCGCATCGCTGCCAGATACCCATTCCATAGGACGTCAAGCTTGGTCTCTGCAACTGCCAACTGCCATGCGTCAGGGTCATAATTTATAACCCCCATCGCTGCGAAATTCGCACAAGCAAGTCCGACAACATGTTTAGCGAAGCTGCTAAGGGATGAATGATTAGTAACCCAGTCATAAGTTGTTTCAGAACAAATTAATCCTTCTGCCTCATTTATGAACTGCGAGATTATTGTTGCCGAAGAGCTTGCTGTTGTGTTTGCGTTTGCACCAGCTTTATTAATCACAGCGTAGCTCGAACAGAGTGTATCTACCATAATATTTCAACGAACCCATATATTTAAACTTTTGTCTTTTTTGGCAAGCTCTGCTGCGCGCATCAAAGCCTCTACTTTATGGAGGTTGTTGCCCATGATCACCATTTTGCTATTAGGATCATTCTCATCTGCAATATCCCATCTTGCAGAACGAAGGCTTGCAATTACTTCATCGTCCTTTAAAAGTTTAATTTCTACGTTCTGCATCATCGCTTTCAGATTGTTATAATAATCTAATCTCTTTGTTCTCTGTTTCTTTTTTCCTTCCTTATCTAATGCTATTGATCTATTATTCATCGCTTCTAACTTCCCCCTTATTTTTGAAACTACCATGAGGTTGTCGTAGACACCAACCCCCAACGCGCCAGAGCCCGCATCAATCCCAATCTTCTTATAATTCACAGCCTCATTAAGTTTTATTATTTTATCCTGAGTTTCATTTGTGTAGGTTTTGTGAGTTGTATAACTATCCACATGATAAACTATATTTCCTTTCTTACAGACATCTTCAAATGTGCTTGGATCAAACATTCTCCCAACATCAACTCCTAAATATCTCTTTCCGATCATGTCTGGTTCCTTTTCTAAGATGCACGCCTTTTTTATTAAATCGTCGTCGAAGAATCTCTTAAGTTCAGAGAGGAAGAGCCCGAGATATTCATTTCCGTACTCTATGTCTGTCATGTCTCTCTTTTCTTCTGCTAAAATTCTTATTGCTCCTTCCTTCCGTTTCTGTGTCCAACTCGCGCAGACAGGTCTATTAAACAAAACCTCTTCTGTGTTCTTATGCCAGACCTTAAAGCGCGCGTCTGGGTCTTTTTTATTATATGCTTTATCATATTGTTCATAAAAATAGCCTTTATCTTCCGCAGGGGTTCCCCACATCCATATCTCCCCATCATTAGTTGTTATAATCGGTCGTGCAGCTCTCCACATTGCCGCAGGTTGCCATGGAGCTTCATCTATTCCTAATACATCCCCATCAAAGCCCCGTACACCCTTTCCAGTGTCCCCAACAGCCCTCACTATCATAGACGAGCCATTTGTTAAGAATAATGCTCCTAATTGTGGCTTTTTCTTGCCTTTTCCAATGAATTTCTTATAATTCCTTATCAAATATTCATGGGCAACAGATATGCATAATTTGGCTTGATCTTCTGTTAGTGAAACAAAGACAATTTTAACCCCGGGTTTCTTAATCATTCTTTCTGCTGCTTTTATTGAAAAGATTTCAGTGCCGCCAATCCTTCGCCCTTTGCACAAAAGAATGTCTCCATCATAATTTAAGATTTCTTGCTGCCACTTGTCGAGCTTGATTTCCATAATAATTATAATATTTTGGAATTTAAATAATTTTCTAAAATTTTGTCGGTCGGGATAAGCGAACTTATATATGCAGGAATTTGAATGTCGCGTTCTTTTAAATTTCCCGCTTTTTTTCAAGTGAAAATTTCCGGGAATTATTCTGTTGTGCACTAAGGTGACCTAAGTGAACAAATCACTACTATAAAGGGGTGTCACTACTGATTAGTAGTGATTACACCCCAATTAGCCCGCGGTCTTCTTAATTCGCGTGTACCTAAATAATTCTGCTCCCAAGAGACTATGTAAGCTAAGCTTAGACTGCACATACTTCTTAAGAAGGGAAGGCGCGGGGTCTATGTGGCCGTGAGAGCCTTTATGCACTCTAACAAAGAGGGCTTATGTATGTTGGTATGTAGAAATGAGTACATTTCTAAAGTCTTCTATCTATATAAATCTTTCTTCGTTAGAGTGCTGTTATTTTCAAGTACTCAACACCTTATATAAACAACAATCCCCTCTATTATTCATGGCTTTTAACTTTCCGTTCTCAGTTCATGCATATCAATTAGAAGAGTGGGAGCAGGAAGAGTTAAAGAAACTTAAGTACTCTCAAATTAGAAAACAAAATGGAGAATTATTGTTTCCTGAGTTATCTAAAGGTCAATATACAAAAGAAAGTCACGTGTAAGGCGCCTCGAAGTTCCCGTTATCGTCATCAGTATCGAAAGGTGGGGTTTGGTTAAGTCCATAGGGAGCAAATTTAATTAATTAAGGGAAGAATCACAGGCTGTAAGTTGTGTTAATCTTAAGCCATGCCTGTCCTTAGGTAGCTTAGATGAGCCGAAAAAGCTCGTTTCAGCGTCAAGGGCTCCATTCGGAGCAGCTGGATTGCTGCCTCAACAAGCATTTTAGAGCAATCTATAATTTCCTGTTATAGACGGAAATCCAAAAGTATATATAGACAGGCCCCTTCTAAATATAGGGCAGGCGAGTTCTGCTTTCAAATGCACAATTCATTAGATACCATCTTTTTCATCCTGCCCCTTAAAATATGCCAAACAAAAACTATGAAAGAGGAAGAAGACTTGAACAAGAAGTTGTAAATATCTTTAAAGAAAAAGGCTGGATTGCTGTGAGAACAGCTGGCTCTAAAAGCCCATTTGATGTTATTCTGATTAAAGAGAGTTCTCAAATGAAGAAGATCTGTTTTGTTGCCTTTGTGCAGTGCAAAACTAAATTAAAATAATCCCCGTCTTTCCGGATTGTTAGCGGGAGGCGACCACTAACTATTCAGCAGCGTCTACCCCCCAATGGAGACGGCAGGATTCGAACCTGCGCCAGACTTCATCCAGTTCCATCGCATCTCCCTGATAAATTAAAAAATATAAAACGCCTCTTGCGAGGCTTTAAGCTTCGTTGATGCCAAGAAAATCCCAAATTGTATATTCTTCATCAGGAGTAACATTATCTCTCATCTTTTCCTCAGCTTCTTCAGGCCAAAAATCTGCTATGTTAAATCTCATTCTAAAACCCAAAGAAGAAGCCAAAAAGGAAGGCTCCAAACAGACCAATCCCAATCGCCAGGCCCCCGATTGTCACAGGGTCACTTTCTCTGATCATCTTCACTAAACTCATCATATCCCCTCTGAGATGATTTTATGCAATTTCAAGATTATATCTGCAGCTTCTTGGGCACTATACTTTATGTGTTTAGCATCAACCATCAAATCCTTTGCATAACTCGTCAGCATCATCACATCTCTTGAGTTGTTCTCAGGGCGTCCTTTGTAGGGTGTTGTTCCCATTTCAACTTCCTGCTTAATTCTTTCAGGCTTAACTTCTGCGCTTGTTTCTGCTGGTCTGTTCTCAAACTCAGCCTTCTTCTTCGCTGAACACTCAAAGCAATACTTCCGAGGGAATTTTGGATTATAATCATATTCATACTCCTTCTTACATTCTTCGCATATTCCTTTTTGTTTTACCATGTTAAGATTATATAAATCACAGCGACGCTATAAACCCAGCCAGCAATAGCAGCTAACTTAAGCCATCCGCTCAAATCTTTAAATTTTATTTTCATAATTTTAAGATATTTTTCTTCCATCTTCACACCTCCTTTCAAATTTATTTGATAATTCCTTAAAGATTTGTTTATCAACAGCATCAGCAATCTTCTTTCCGATTATAGGATTTATCCTCGTCGGAAGAACACCAAAAAAATGATACATCCATGCTTCTTCTTCTGTGAAATTATATTCTTTTTTCATTTTTTATATGCTTTACAAACTTTAATTATAAATTTTCTCCAGCTGAAAGTCTTTTTCTCCTGCCCTTTTTTGAGCTTGTCTTTCAGCTTACTAATTGGCTTAAATTCTTCATCTTCAAATGATGCTCTTATGTGTTTCATGCTATCTCCTCTTCTGTTATGTTGAAGAAATTCATTAAAGAGTGTTTGCTTCCTCTATAACTATGCCAAGCAGTATCACTTTTGGTGTTTTTCATACAACCATCAAAATGCTTCATCCACTTGATTGCTTCTTGTTTTAATTCATCAAATGCTCTAATAATACACACAGAAATGTGCTTATCTTTTGGATAGCTGCCAAATCCTTCATATCCTTTTATAAAGTCCTTCAAAGTTTTAAGTTTCATTTTTTATCCTCTTTCTTCTTCCAATGACCTTTATTATCTTGATAATAACAATTACAAGGAAACATATTACAATCACATTCTTGCTCGAACAATCCGTGTTCATTTTCAATAGATGTATTTCCGACTTTCATTTCTTCACCTTTGCTTTCGGAAACTTTTTAATTTCTTTCAACAGCGACGCTAAAAGTATATTATCAAATAGCTGCGCATACATTCTCTTTCTCTGCGTTTCCTTAACCTGCTCTATGAAACTTTTAAAATCTTCACGTGTTAGTTTTATTTTCATCCACTCAAACCCCCTGCTAATTTATCTATTTTCTCACAATTCTCGCAATAAAAATGGTCTCCTTTAGAACAAAATTCCTTAATTGTTGTATCATATTCTTTTCCCGTGCAAAATTCTTCTTTCAACAGCTTAATAAATAATTTCTCACTTAAAACAAATTCTTTTTCAGCCATACAATAAACAATCACTCACACTATTTAAACCTTTCGCTTTTGGTAAAATAGTATAAATAGTATAAATAGTATAAATAGTATAAATAGTATAAATATTACTTTCTGGGGCGCTTGTGATATTTCTGGCATTCTACATAGATATGAAGATAGCATCTTGCAATATCTCCTCGGAGAACGCATGTATAATTATCACATAAAACTTTCTCCAAGTCTGCCTTTTTGTGATTGTCTATTTCTCTTGCCATAATAACGTGGGGGGTTTGCGCACCCCCCTATCCGTAGCCAACGCAATACGCCACGAGTATGTTATCTAAGAAATCAAACTTTATAAATCTAATTGAAATGTAATACTGCTCTTGCTAATCCCGCGCCTGCTCTTGTTTCTATGCAGTGTCCTATCTCTTGAAAATGAACCGCAACCGACGGGGCATTATTTACTGTTGCGAATCCTCCTATTGCCCCTGTGATTAATCTATCCCCTCTGGCACAACCCCCAGCGTCAACAAGAACATTGACAATACCAGAAACAACAATCCAAGCTTCACTGCCATCAGTAACACCAGATTCTAAGAACACTCCGATTGGATGCAACTCACTCACTCCTGCCAATGCAACTGCATCATCTGGATTCCCCACTCCTGCCAAGGTCTTCACTATTTGCCCAGCGACGGTATTACTTCCTGTTTTATTTGTGAGCTTGATGCAATATGCTCCTGTATTTGTGATTTTAAATTTTTCATTGTGTAGTTCATTGTCTTTAAAGTCAAAGGTTGTGGCTGAGATTGTGCATTGTGCAGCATTAGCAACCTGCACGTCCATTGTGTCTGTTGAGCAATCATACCTTAATCCCCCAATGTAACTGTCTGTTGCACTTCCGAACATGTAATACTGAAATGATGTATCGCTTCCCCTCATTCCGATTGCAATGTTTCCAGTATTTATTGCACAACCTAATTTCACAAGGGAATGAGGGCCCAAAGTGCTAACACCATTATAGGCCCCGACGTATTTCCCTGTTTCAAATCTATGGACGGGTTGGTTATTTGGTCTTATTTCTATCCTGTGGTCTGTCATAGTAGAGAAGAAACCTACTCCTTGATTTGAAGT